TACTCGAGCTCTATACAAGCGTGCAGGGCGAAGGGCCTAACGTAGGTCTACCAACTACGTTCGTCCGCTTTGCTGGGTGTAACCTACGCTGCCCAGGATGGCCCTGCGACACACCCTACTCAATCTTTCCGGAGCAATGGAAGGAAGAGTTCAAGGAAGTGACACCTGCAGACTTATACCTGTACATCAAGCACGAAGTACCTCATCATATCTGCATTACAGGTGGCGAACCGTTCTTACAGCCTCATGCAGAGCTTGCAGAACTGATTGCCAACCTAACCGACAGTGCATATACAATCGACATCTTCACAAACGGAACCTTACCACTTCTGTTCTGGCCCAGACGAGAGAGCCTGACCTACGTACTGGACTGGAAACTAGCAGGTAGTGGCGAAGGACAACTCAAACGCAACCTATTCGATACCAGAGAGGTGAACCGTGAGTTCCTTATAAAGACAGATGCAATCAAGTTCACAGTCAAAGACCGGAACGATATGTACGAAGCAAGGGACCTCATCAAGGGTTGGTACTCAGCTGTTGACCTGGAAGTACCTAGGTACTACATGGGTCCTGTCTGGGATGGTGAAGTGCCTCCTAGAGACATTGTCGAGTTCCTAGCTGACAACGGCCTGTGGGATGTCTACCTCAATCTCCAGATTCATAAGTTCGTATTCGACCCGGTAGCAAGGGGGATTTGATGGCTGCAGATGACGAGTGTGTGAACTGTTTCGACCTACGTTCTGACCACAAGCACACAGCAGACGGGACTGGCTATTGCATAGGCGAAGGTAAGGAAGACGGAGAGTGGGTTTGTGACTGCGAGCAGTTCGAGGGGGAAGACGAGGAGTGACTCCAGACCCAAAGACCGTAGAGCGTCATGTCTTCAACCTCTTGGAGGTACTCTTAGGAGAGGACTTCATTGACGAGAACCCTCACCTTGCAGAGACCCCTGAGAGGGTGGCGAAGTCACTCATCGAACTAACTACACCTACACCGTTCAACTTCACGGTGTTCGAGAACAAGGATATCAATCAACTGGTAGCTGTTACTGACATTCCATTCTTCTCCCTGTGTGCTCATCATTTGCTACCGTTCTACGGCATGGCTCATATTGGTTATGTACCGAACGAGTTGATGGCTGGCCTATCCAAACTGTCAAGAACGGTTCAACACTTCATGAGAGGACTGAACATCCAAGAAGAGATGACACAAGACATCCTGTCATACATCGAAGAGCACCTCAAGCCATTAGGGGTTATGGTCGTTGTGGAGGGAGAACATCTCTGCATGACCATGCGAGGCGCTCATTCATCTGGTAGGACTACTACAAGTGCAATCAGCGGTGTGTTCAAGAACCCTAAGCGTGGAGCTCGAACAGAGTTCCTAGACCTGATAGGAAGGCAGTGATGGCCGAAGATGTAGTTGACCATCCGAAGCACTATAACGTCCACCCTAGTGGAGTTGAGTGCATCGCTATCGTCCAGGAGTTCGGATTCAATATCGGGTGTGCAATCAAGCACTTGTGGCGTGCCGGTCTCAAGGAAGGTATGCCAACTGAAGTCGACCTACGGAAGGCAATGAAGTACATCGAGTTCGAATTGGAAAGGATTGCAATCAAGCCAGCAGGTGAACCTGTCACAATTGAATGGGATGCCAAGGAGAAGACATGAAGGTAGCAATCATTGCTCCAACACGGTTCTTGAATAGGTACAGCACCACAGGGTATCATCTGGCCCTTGCGCATATGGTGTTGAATGACCCTGAGTACCGTTCCTTCTATCGAGACAAACCATATGTAGCTAAGGACGGCTATGTCATTCTCGACAACTCAATGGTCGAACTGGACAAACCTCTTTCTCTGGAGGACCTTCATGTCGCTGTAACGATGATTAGACCTGATGAACTTATCCTTCCAGACTTCCTTGACGACCCATACGGAACAGTCGAGGCAGCTAAGGACACCGTAGCGTACTTCAAGAACCTGTTCCCGACTATGAAGTTGCAAGCCGTACCTCACTGGACTCCAAGTCACACACCTCAGCACTGGCAGGACTGTTACAACGAGCTCTGCGACATCGACGGCATTGATGTCATCGGTATCCGTAAGGGTCTCAAGAGTGCACGACCTGACTGTGTTCAGTGGCTGGACGAGAACAGAGCTGAACATGTCGAACATCATCTACTAGGCACATGGCACTGGCTAAAGGAAGTTCAATCGCTTACCCACTACAGTTGGATTCGAGGCATCGACAGTAAGGCACCAGTGCGTCTAGGGCAAGCCGGCATCGTTCTACATCCGATGGAAGGGCTCGTTGTTCCGCAGCTCCGAGCTGCTTGCCCTCCGCTCGACTTCGGCATGAAGGTGGACCTATTCCCTATCATCACACAGTACAATGTGAACTTGTTCATCGACTGGGCAGAGTCACGGAGGCCTGCAGATGTCATCGAGCTTCATAGGTCCTAAGTGGGAGAAGGCTCCCGGGGCTGACTGCCAACATTGTCCGTTACGCTTTGAGCCTTATGCTCTTGGTGACGGACCTGACCAGGCAGACCTCTGCATTGTAGGTGAGGCGCCTGGTTACGAAGAGGCCAAGACGGGACAACCGTTCGTTGGCCGAAGTGGCAGACTGCTCGACTCTATCTTGCAGTTCCATAAGATAAACCGACAGGAGGTGTATGTAACTAATGCCTGCCTCTGCAGACCAGCTGACAACAAGACACCGCCCCCTGCTGCGGTCAAGGCTTGTCGACGTCGACTCATACAAGAGCTCCGTGACCGGAATCCGAAGACGGTCCTTACGCTTGGCAATACAGCTTCAAAGTCACTGGGAAGGACGACGACTGGTATTACTGACCTACGAAAGCAACAAGGTCTTACCGTTCCAGAAGTGGGCGATGGAGTTGTACTCATCCCAACCTTCCACCCGGCTGCTGCGCTCCGTAATGGTGATTACTTCCCATCAATCATCTCCGACGTCAAAAAGGTCCATCGAGTTCAGGTCAAGTGGGAGTATACGAAGTGGGAACTCGGAGACGTTGACACCCTCGAACAACAACTCCAATCTGTTCAACGCGGAGGACTCGCATCACTTGACATCGAGACCCACGCAGAAGACTTCGCCCGAAAGCAAGACGCCAAGCGGACCCATCTACTATGCGTTGGGATTACTACGCGAGCTGGCACAGCCACTGTCTACCCGAAGGAGGTTGTTGACTCCGCGGAGTGGCGAGCAACACTGAACAAGTACTTTGAACTATCAGACATCCGATGGGCAGAACAGAACGGGAAGTTCGACACTCAGGGCCTGTGGGGTTGTGACATACCTGCGGCCCGCGTTGACGAGGACACAATGCTCTTACACTACAGTACAGACGAACGTAAGGGCACTCACGACCTCGAACAGATTGCACAAGAGACACTTGGAGCACCGGCGTACAAGACGGATGCAAGGCAGTACCTACCACGAAAGGGTGCCAGCCTCATCCACTTACCGTTGAAGGTACTTTACGAGTACAATGCGAGTGACGCAGACGTCACTTATCGGCTCGTAGACCCTTTGACCAAGGAGATGGAGTCGGATGGAACTACCCGTGCATACCGTGAACTTCTCATTCCCGGAAGCAACGCCCTGGCTAGAGTTGAGTATCTCGGCTGCAAAATCGACCGAGACGAACTTCATCAGGTTGGTAGCAGACTTATTGAACAGCTGGGCGGGGCTAGGGATGAGCTCCACCGATGGGTTGGAAATCCAAATAGCCCTCCACAGGTCAAACGAGCCCTCGCCGAGTTGGGAAGAGCCGTCGATTCAACCGACAAGGACCACCTCAAAGAAATCATCGCAGGCACCAAACGGGGAGACGAGCTAAATGAGTTCTGTACCAAGCTGCTCGATTACCGTGGAGACGCAAAGCTCTACTCGACTTACGTACGCGGATTGGAACGCTCTCTTGTACGAGGCCGCGTCCATCCTACGTTCCTCCTCCACGGGACGGCTACTGGGCGACTATCCTGTAGAAGGCCGAACGTACAAAACGTCCCATCTGGCTCATCCATCCGAGACGCGTTTGTTGCTGGCCCCGGGAACGTTCTCCTCAACGCTGACTATAGCCAGATCGAATTCAGGCTCGCTGCGTATCACAGTGGAGACCCTTGGCTCCTCCAACAGTTCAGAGAGGGACGAGACTTCCACCACGAGGTTGCGGTCCGTCTGTTCGGACCTAATTACACGGATTTACAATACCTTCGGGCTAAGGCGGTCAACTTCGGAATCCTCTACGGACGAGGAGCAAAGTCCCTAGCAGAAGAGCACGGCGGAAGTATTGCTACGTGGCAAGGCTACATCAACGACTTCTTCCGCAACGCACCTAGGCTCCGTGCATACCATAGGGAGCTGGAGAAGCAACTGAAGGAGCAGGGATGGTTAGAATCGTATTTCGGGAGGAAGCGACGCTTCTGGTTGGTAAGCAAGGACAACTGGTTCATGGTGAAGGACGCTGGATACAACTTCCCGCTACAGTCCACAGCATCCGATTTCACTCTGCTGTCGTACATTCGACTCGAACCACTCCTGAGGGGCAAGGCAGCAGCAATCATTACCGTACATGACAACCTTCTATTCGAGGTCAGGGAGCAATACCTAGACGAGGTCATTCATACCGTGAAGACTATCATGGAGGATACACCTATCAGTGACGTCTGTCCTACTCCTGTCGACATCAAGGTCGGACACCGTTGGGGTGACCACCGAAACAAGCCCTGTCACAAGGCAGTGTGTGACCATCTACAGAAGGTAGCATGAAGCACGCATCCTGGTGTGAAACGAAACGAACTCCTATCAACCTAGTCATCGTTCTACCTGGTAATGACTTCGGAAAGATTCACCCACGTAAGAAGATTCGAACCCATCTAGG